GGTTTAACGCTGCTAAGACTGTAGCTCAATTAAACTCAGATTTTTCTACACCAGAAACTATACTATTTAATGATAACTTAGCTATAGATCCAGATTTAGATAGTAATTTTATACCTAATTCTGGAAGTCCAGCAATAGGTAATGGTACTACTCCTTTATCAAAGTACGATGCTTATAATATGGCACTTACAGAAAATACTTTTCATATAGGGGCAATATGGCCTAAAGTTAATACTATTAATAAAGTACGAAGAAAATAATGAATGATTTAAAAAGAGATGAGATTAAATATGTTAGAGATTTAGCTAAAAGTGCTTATAATAAAGATACAGAATGTTTTATCTGTGGGGCTACTGAAGAGCTACAATTTCATCATTTTTATTCTATGACAAAATTGTGGGAGAAATGGAAAAGACAGAAGGGTATTACTATACGTTCTGTTGAGGATATACTGCAGCATAGGGAGAGTTTTAAAGAATCTCACCATGACGAATTATATAATCAAACCATAACTCTATGTAAGTTCCATCACATGGATAAACTACATAAAGTATATGGCAAAGTACCGTGTCTCAAAACTGCAATGAAACAAAAGCGTTGGTGTGGAATACAACGTGAGAAGTACTATAATAAAAAAGAGGTGAGTAATGAAAACAAATAGTGTGTATCAATACTTTATAGTTTTGATGCTTAGTTTATTTATCATAAGTTGCGCGTCTATGCCGCTACTAGACACTCCTAAAAAGCAATTAACATCATTAGATTTACAGGTACAATCTTTAATAGTATCTGCCTATGATTTAACGGTTTCTGGGGTTTTAGAAAAGAGTGATGTAGATCCACTAATACAACAAGCAAATAGTACTATGACGTTAGCTTGGGCAGCATATGGTAAAGGTGATATGATAGATATGGATAATAAAATGATGATGTTAAATAAAATTTTATTGGAAGTACGAGCTATTCTAGTGGCTAAGGAGAGTAAACCATGAGTAATGCATTAAAAGCAATTGATTCTATTTTGGTACTTACTCAGCTATCTATGAATATACAGCAAGCTATAAACGAAATAAGTTTAGTGGCTAAAAAAGCTGAGTTAGAAAAACGAGACTTTACTGATGAAGAAGTACAGTCAGTACAAGATAGACGCAAGTCCTTAATGGATAAGTGGAATAGTTTATAATATAATAGTCCTCAAAAATAATAATACAAATGTAGAGACAGGGCACAGGAGAATAATATGAGTGGAAATAAAGTTTCACAACAAACAAAATCAAGATCTAAATTATATAATTTAGTAAGTGGTGCTAAGGAAATCGCGGTTGCTGCTGGAAAGTTACCTACATGGACAATTTCTTTTCCAAACTTAGCAGCTGTAGGTAATCAAGTAGTAATAGATGGTGTAGTATTTGAATACTGTGCTGATGGTGACGAGGATACTCCAGGAGAGTCTCTTGGTACCGTAGCAGATCCTCATTTAATTACTATTGGGAGTGCTCCAAATGCTACTACAGCTGCTGATGCACTAGTAGCTGCAGTAGTTTTGGAAGCAGAGACTACTGGTAAATGGGGAGTATTATACCCAGATAATTCTGTTGGAGCATCAAATGTTGCAGGATTAGTTACTCTTAAGTTTTGGCCTAGTACTTATTATAATACTGCTGGGCTTATTACTCGGTCTGTAACAACAGGCACACTTCCAACAGTAACAAATACAGTAACTGGTGTAACAGCACCAAGTATTTCTTTAAATCATAAATATACGTTTATTGATACATCTCAAAGTGCCGCGCCAAAAGAATACTATCATTTACCTGATGGTGGAAAGCCTGGACAAGAGGTTGTAGTTATGCCTATATTATCGTCTGCTTCAGATACGCCAACTATAGTTGGAAAACTAGTAGATGGTGGAACAGCAAATGTAGAAGCTCTATTTGCCGCTGGACAAGACGGAATGAGTGCAACTTTTGTATGGGCTGGATCAGCTTGGGTATTAGTAAATGAAGGAAACGGAACTGCATTAGCTTTTACAGCAGCAGCATAAGGAGTAATTAATGTTTAAATTTATTACAAAACTTGTAAATAAATTTAATCCCGCCCAATCAGAGATTGTAGATGATTTTGGTATTCAGCACGATCCAAGCCCTAATCTATACAATAATCAAAAAGCTTATAATACAATAGAAGTAGTTAATAGAGGCGTAAACCTAATAGTAGATAGTTCTGCCGATATTAAATATGATATTGGTGAAATAATGGACTTTTTTGTTTCTCCATCGGATCCTCCTTTGAGGATCCGAAAAAAGAAACTAGATCAATTACTAAACTTTCGCCCTAATCCTTACTATAATGCAGATGTATTTAAAAGGAATATTTTTATTGATTTAGTTTTGGAGGGGGATGCGTTTATTTACTTTGATGGTGCTTATCTATATAATTTACCAGCATTTAACGTAAGAGTTATTGCAGATAAAAAAACATTTATAAAGCAGTATGAGTATGCTGATCAAGTTTTTAAACCAAATGAAGTAATACATATACGTGAGAATTCTGGTGATAGTATATTTGAAGGAAGATCACGTTTAGATGCTGCAAAAGATAGCATTAATGTACTAAAAAGTATGACAGGTTTTCAGAAGAACTTCTTCGATAATTCTGCCGTACCAGGAATAATTTTATTAACACCAAATCCATTATCTGATAGGGTAAAGAATAGATTACTAGCTCAATGGAGTGCTAAATATAATCCTGCAAAGGGTGGAAAGCGACCAATGATACTAGATAGTGACTTTAGAGTTGAATCAATGTCAAAATATAACTTTAAAGAATTAGATTTTATAGAGAGTATAAAGAACTATGAGAATACTGTACTAAAGGCACTAGGTATTCCACCAATACTATTAGATTCTGGAAATAATGCAAATATAAATCCAAACTTAAGAATGTTTTATATTAATACTGTATTACCATTAGTGAACAAAACTGTACAAGCGTTTGAATCATATTTCGGATATGATATGAAAGCTGTTACACAAGAAGTTCTAGCTCTAAGGCCAGAACTACAAGACTTTTCTAACTACTTAACTTCTATAACTAATGCTGGAATAATAACCAGAAATGAGGCTAGAGAAGAGCTTAGAAGAGAGGCGAGAACAGAAGAAACATTCGCGGATGAATTAGTACTACCGGCTAATATTGCTGGTTCAGCACTCAATGCAGGGTTAGGTGGAGCACCACCAAAACCGCCTGCGAATGGTGCTTAATATAGTCTGAGATAGAGGATAAAGAATGAAAAATATAACAAACAAAGTATTACGTTTGTCTACTGATAAATTAGTAGTTAAAGAAGTTGATGGTGGTCTTTCCATCGAAGGCTATGCTAACACCACTAATAAGGATAGAGCAAACGATATAATACTTGAAGAAGCGTGGACTAAGGGAGGATTAGATAATTATCTAAAAAATCCTATAATACTCGCATTTCATGACCATACTAGGCCAATAGGTCAAGTAGTAGATTATGGAGTAAATAATAAAGGCTTTCATGTCGTAGCAGAAATTAGCAAAGCTGCTGGTGATGTATATAGCCTTATAAGAGAAGGAATTTTAAAAGCCTTCTCTGTTGGATTCAGAGTGAAAGACGCCGACTATGATGCTAAAGCCGATATATTTATTATAAAGGACTTAGAATTACTAGAACTTTCAGTTGTGAGTGTTCCAGCAAATGCCGATACAATCTTTTCTGTAAGGAAATCTTTTGAAAAAGAAGAAGATTATTTAAACTTTAAAAATACATATATAAAGGCAGTACCTGTAGAGGAGAAAACTCCAGTAATTCAGGAAGAGCCTATCAAGGAGAAAAAAATCGTGGATAAAGAGAATATATCTTTAACACCAGAAGAACTGGAAGCAGCTAAGCAAAAGGCTGTAAAAGAGGCACTTGCTGCTATTGATGCAGAAAAGGCAAGAAAGGAAGAGATCGCAGCAATTGCTAAGGATGCAGGTAGTACGGGTGCAGAAAGACTAGTAGCTGAACTTACTAAGAGATTTGATGATGATACCAAGTCTCTACAAGAGAAGCTAGCCGGAATGGAAGAAGCTATTAAAGAGAAAGCTTCTGAAATGGAAGCATTGTATAAGAATAAGATGTCCTTTGAAAATCCAAAGGGTGGAATAGCTAAAATATCTGATAAGGATATTGATAAAGCTGTTCTATCATCTATCATTACTGGTAAGCCACTTCAGCAAACTAAAGCCTTTAAGGATATTGTTGAGAAGGCTGGTGATCACTTAGGTGGTGTTACTGGTGCAGATTGGGAGAATCTATTTTCTCTTCGTATGTATGAGGAAATTATGGATAAGACAGTCATTGAGCCACTATTCTCGAATAGAATATCTATGACTAGTCGTACAATGACATTCCCATGGAATCCAGAAGCAGGTTATGCAGAGTGGATTGATGGGGGAGTGGGAACTAGCCAATATAAGAGTGGTACTGGGTTTGGTGACGGTGGTGAATCTACCGGTACAGCAGTAACACATACCTTTAATGAGAATGTAATTACAGCACAGAAGTTAGCAACAAAAGAGTTCATTGGTTATGAAGAAGAAGAAGATGCAATTCTTCCACTACTTCCAATGATTCGTGACGCTGTTATTCGTAGAATGGTACGCTCTACAGATACTGAGTTACTACGTGGAATTGTTGGTACTAGTACAGGATCTTGTCTTGGTCTTATAAATGGTGTTTCTACAATTGCTACTAATAATACTGCTCAGTACCAACCAACTGGTACTTTTGGTGATGCAATTTCAATTGCTGATCTACAATCTACTCGTAGAGTACTAGGTCGATATGGCTTAGTTCCAGGTGAATTAATCTATGTAGTTAGCGAAAGCGTAATGTATGACCTAATGGAAGATCCTGATTTCCGTACTATGGATCTAGTAGGTGCTAATGCAACTATTCTACGTGGTCAAATTGGTATGGTTAATGGTTCTCCAGTAATTGTATCTGATAGTTTCGTAGCTAATAGTAACTCTACAGTACAAGCAATTGCATTAAATGCTCGTAACTATATGCTAGGTGAACTACGTGGACTAACTGTTGAGCGTGATCGTGATATAATCAACCAGAAGAATGTTATTGTTGCAACTCGTAGATTTGGATTTACTGAGATTGTACCAGGAGCAACATCTGGACAACATGCATGTGCTGCATTAATAGTACAAGCATAAGAAATAAAGTAACTCTTCTTAGAGTTGCTATTTGGGCTGCTTAATTTGGCTAGGTACCGGGGTGTAAAAACCTCGGTACCATTTTTAGAGGAATATAATGAGTATATTAGATTTGCATACCTATAAAGAATATATGGGAATTAATAGTGATACAAAGGATACAGAATTAACTAAGTTAATTAATGCTGTAAATACTTTTATCCCTTCATATTGTAATAGAGATTTTACAGATTATTATGCTACTGATAAAGTAGAATATTTTGATG